TCAAGAGCTTTCAGCTATGGCGCTTGACCTTAACGTGGTTATCTTTATCTTCTGTCACTTACGTAACCCGGATTCGGGACCCCCTCACGAAAGAGGTGGAGAGGTCTTATCATCGCAATTCGCAGGATCTCGTGCTATGGCTCGCTCATGTAATCTCATGCTCGGCCTCGAAGGAAATAGAGATCCCAATCTCAGCCCTGAAGAAAGAAATCTACGAACTCTTGTCCTACTTGAGGACCGGGAGTACGGGGAAGTAGGACGTTTTAAATTGTATTGGAATAACCACAACGGTCTATTTCAAGAAATAAATGTCTAAGAAGTGTAATTGATCCGGTCTTATCAACTTTAAGGAGAATAAGATGGCTGAAAAGAAAGACATTACAGGGGTAAGATATGGAAGATTGACTGCAATTTGCTTAGAAGGTAGAGATAAATTCGGAATAGGGCTGTGGAGTTGTAACTGTGATTGTGGAAAATCAATTACTGTTAGGCTTTGCTCTCTTACATCAGAAGCCACCAAATCCTGTGGCTGCTTAAATAAGCAGACAAGAGCCGAGAGAGCTAAGACTGGTGCATTATCCCGGAAACACGGATTGTCTCGGCACCCTTTATACTCTTCCTGGTCAACTATGAAATCCAGATGTTACAATCCAAATAGCACTAAGTACCATTTATATGGTGGCAGAGGGATTGAGATTTGTGACCGATGGAAAGATTCTTTTGTAAACTTCTTGGAAGATATGGGAGAGCGACCAAACGGATGCTCCCTGGATAGGATAGATGGCAATAAAGGATATTCTCCCGAAAATTGTAAGTGGTCCACCTATTCCGACCAGAATAGAAATAGACGACAGTACACAAGAAACCGTACAGGACTTTTTAACGAAATCGCATAATGAATAATCAACTAATCGAAAATCACTACAAACAAAACTATGCACGTCATATCAAACGAATGACATTTCGTGCTGGAGGTGTACATCAAGCAGAAGACATTGTTCAAGAGGCATATCTGCGTGCCTTGAAATACTACGATTCAACTCGCATTGATGAGTTTGACAAGTGGTTTTCGATGGTGTTGAACAATTCATATAACGATTACATGAGGGATGAAATTGGTCTGTCTTACATTGACGATGATGATGAGCCTCTTGGTAGTATTGATTGCTCCATTCTGGGTGCTCAAACACTGATTGAAATCTATGATTTGATTAACACTAAGAGTGTGTCTCAAGTAGAGATTCTAACGCTTCATTTGAAGCATGGATATTCTGCTACAGACATTAGCAAACAAACGGAGTATTCGTATGCTCAAATTCATAAGTGCATCAATCGTTTCAAGCATGAAATCGAAAGCCTGTATAAATGAAAATTGTATTCGGTGACTTAGAAGCAAACGGCTTATTGCCTCAAGCAACGAAAGTTCACTGCGGAGTGTTTAAGGAAAAGGGAGACAAGTTTCTTACTAGGTTTCGTCCACATCAAGTGAAAGAGATGTTGGAATATCTTGATACTGTAGACGTATTGATTATGCACAACGGGATTGGTTACGACCTTCCATTGCTGGAGAAATTATACGGATACAAGTTTAAAGGTAAAGTAGTAGATACTCTTCTGATGAGCCGTTTATTGAAACCAAAGCGTCTCCTCCCGTTCCACATGCCTAACAAGAAGGCAGGGCCACATTCCGTAGAGGCTTGGGGTTATCGTGTAGGACGAGGTAAACCTGAACATAACGATTGGGAGAACTTCTCCGAAGCAATGCTACATCGTTGCTCTGAAGACGTAGAAATCCTAGAACTAATCTATAACGAATTGATGAAGGAAGCCTCCAAAGGTAAATGGAGAAATGTATTCCTCTTGACGTTTGAACTGTTCACCTACTTGCAGAAACAAGAACAATACGGATGGCTTGTAGATCCAGACCACATGCGTTCTTGTATCAAGCAACTAGAACATTGGATTGCTCGTATCGACAGGGCTATTAACAAATTCCTACCTAATGTATTGGAGATAGATGAAACAAAGAAAGAAGGCGTATACAACTACATCAAGAAACCCTTCCTCAAATCGGGGAAATATTCCGAAAGTGTTAGCAATTGGTATGCTCTCTCTGGGCTTGATGAGTTTTCTAGTCCCGTTGTTGGGTGTTTTAGCCGTGTGTCTTTTCGGAAGACAAACCTAAATTCCAACGAAGAAACTAAAGACTTCCTCCTATCGTTAGGTTGGGAACCTCTTGAATGGAATACAAATGACGAAGGTGTTAGAACTTCTCCTAAACTTTCTAAGGATGATCCCTTTGAAGGAATTAACGGGGCGCTTGGTAGACTCGTTGCTCGCCGCGTACAATGCAGGCAGAGGAAAAGCATTATTGAGGGCTGGCGTGAAATTGTTCGTCCTGATGGCCGTATTGCTTCTTCTGTGGCAAACTTGGCCGAAACAGGTAGAGCAACTCACCGTGGAATTGTTAACGTCCCTGGTGCAAAATCTTTCTATGGCAAACAAATGAGACAAACGTACGTAGCAGCAGCCGGTAAGGTGCTGGTAGGTACAGACTCAGATAGTTGCCAAATCCGTATGCTATGCGGTCGTATGAACGATCCAGTGTACACAGATAACGTCCTTAACGGAAAGAAAGAAGATGGTACCGATATTCACAGCGTTAACATGCGGGCTGCTGGTCTCCCAAATAGAGATGCAGCAAAGACGTTCTTCTACGGCTTCCTCTTCGGAGCCGGAGACGCCAAAGTTGGAAAGATCGTCAAAGGTACCTCCACAGACGGACGACGCCTCAAGGATCAGTTCCTACGTGGACTACCGGCTTTGGGAGACCTCATGGACAGGCTTGTTAAAGAATGGCGTAGTAATGCAAAACAACGCTTTAACGCCAAGTTCAACAGAATGGAATACTACGAGGGATGGATCACAGGACTTGACGGACGACCCATCTATGTGTCCTCAGAGCACGCAATTCTAGTTTATCTATTGCAGTCTGATGAAGCCATTATGATGTCTAAGGCATATTGCTTATTGTGTGAAAGGCTCTCAGCAAAATATGAATATGGACGTCAATGGGGTGTGGTATGTTGGTACCATGACGAATACACAATCGAGTGTGATGAAAACATTGCACAAGATGTAAAGAAAATCAGTGAGCAATGTATCGTTGATGCAGCTCTATTTTATAACATCCCCTGCCCACATGTAGGGGACGGCAAAATCGGTAAAGACTGGTATGCCATTCACTAAAAGCGAATATCAAATGAACCAAGATAAAGAATTTCTAACTAAGTTAAAGAACCTTTTGTCGGAATACAAAGCTGACATTTCATGGTCATGCGGCTCTGGTTCGGATACTCATGGTATCCACGACGAGTACATGACTGTCTCTATTGAGGACAGAGAAATTCTCAAACGGAGATACCAAAGTTCTATCCAGGCTTCTGATATTGAACTGTAAGGAATAAAAAATGAGTTATAACACTTTTAATGGTTGGAAGCGTCAAGGACGTGTAGTGGAACAGGGTCAACGTGGTTCGTTCTATAACGAATATGGGGATAAGATGTTCCATCGTAATCAGACAGTTCCTATTGGTGGTATCGAGCGTATCACTGTCTATCGTGACCAACGTGGTCGCTTTGTAAAACAAACAACAACAATTCATACACTGTAATAAGGAAATAATATGACACAAGAAAATCAAAAACTGGCTACTGTAGCAATCAAGTTTCGTGACCGTACACAAGACTCTATTATCTTTGATAATGTAATTGGTTATCAAGTTGGTGGCAGCGCCATCTTGGTGGCAATTGATACAGGTGTTACTCGTATCTACCCATTGGATTTGGTAGCAGAGATTGAACACATCGTTCACGAGAACGAACAAGCAGCAGAATAAACCCGTAAGAAAGGCAAATCGAATATGGCATTGCAAGCACCTAAAGGCAACCCACAAGGTTCCAAGTTTATCCCTCAAGCAAACATTGAGCCAGGCGTCTACCCTGGTCGTTTGGTTCAAATCATTGACTATGGTTTGCAACCACAGAAACCTTACAAGGGTAAGGACAAGCCTCCAGCACAGGAAATTGGTCTGACGTATGAACTGGTAGACGAGTTCATGAAGGACGAAGACGGTAACAACATCGAAGATAAGCCACGCTGGATTAGTGAGACATTGCCTTTCTATGGCTTGTACGCTGATAAGGCCAAGAGCACTCTACGTTACTTGGCGTTTGATCCTTCTCAGGAATGGGGTGGTGATTTCTCTAAGGCGATTGGTATGCCAATCAACGTCACTGTTGTAAACAATAAGAGCGGTGACAAGGTTTATGACAACGTAGCAAGTATTGCTGCAATGCGTCCTCGTGATGCTGAAAAGTGTCCTGAGTTGAAGAACACTGCTCGTATCTTCGATGTGGACTCTCCAGATATTGAGGTGTTGTATAGCTTCCCTCAGTGGATTCAAGACAAGATTATCAGCAATCTGAATTTCTCAGGCTCTAAACTGGAGAAGCTGATTGCAGCCAACCCTCCTAAGGAAAAGCCTGCCAAGAAGGAAGAGAAAGCTCCTGCTAAGGAAACACCTCCTTGGAAGGAAGAAGATAACGAAGACAATCCTTATTGATGCAGCCTCTAATTGATGCTGACGTGCTTCTTTATGAAATTGGATTTGCTGCGGAAGCAGGATGGCAAGGTGAAGGTGTTCCTCCTTTCGACTATGTAGCTGAATTGCTTGAGTTGAAAGTTAGTAACATCTGTGCTTGTGTGGGGGCTACGGCCCCTCCCATTATGTTCCTTACTGGCAAGACCAATTTCAGAGATCAGATTGCTACACGTCAAACGTATAAGGACAGGCCAAGCAATAAACCTTGGCACTATTACAACATCAAAGCCTACATTAAGGGCAACTATGAATATCGAGAGCAAAACGGATTGGAAGCAGATGACCTTATGGCCATCGAACAAACCAAACGACCTGGTGAAACAATCATTTGTACGAGAGACAAGGATCTTCGAGCTGTTCCTGGATGGCAATATGGTTGGGAGCTGGGTAATCAGCCGCAGTTTGGACCAGAGCTTGTTGACAGTCTTGGATGGATTAAATTGTCACCTGACAAAAAGTCCATCAAAGGTACGGGTTTACGCTTTTTCTACTCCCAATGTCTCCTCGGTGACAGGGTTGACAGTATCAAAGGCGTTGACGGTATTGGGCCTGTTAAAGCCTTCGGCATTCTTGACGGAGCGGATTCTGAATATTTACTCTTCACGAGAACGCTACAAGAATACGTTTCTAAGTACGGAGAGATTCATGGAGCTACATATCTTCTTGAGTCAGGCCGTTTGCTATGGATGACTAGGGAGCTTTCTCCCGATGGTCTTCCTGTTTTATGGGAGTTTCCAGAATGAGTGTTTATGTGCTATGGTTTGATGATGGCAACACTAACAAGTATATCGTAGGCATCTTCACGACACGAGAGTCTGCACATTTTACTCGTAGCAGCTACGATGAATACAATCGTGCATGTATGTCAATAGCAGAAGAGGAAGTGTATGTGTAAAGATTTTTATAAAGCTGTACTCAATCTCTTTATGTGTGCCGACGATAAAACAATATCAGATAAGGACAGAAAAGAGATGCTATATTTTCTTAACCAGAAAGCTAGAGATTTTGGATACAAAGATTGGTTGGAGGCATACCATAAAATCTAAGACTAGAAATGGTGGGGAATGGACAGAAGCACGTTACACTTCGTTCATCAAGAGTGCATTGAGAAGCGCAAGCCAGCGATGGCCCCCTAAATATCAATCACTGAATGAGGCTTGTATAGGAACCAAGCTAAATGTAAAGACTGGACGAATGGCTAAGCACTACAAGTGCAATCAATGTAAGAATGATTTCCCAGCTAAAGAAGTGGAAGTAAACCATATTGTTCCAGTAGTTCCCACCTCTGGATTTACTACGTGGGATGAAGTGATTGAACGTATGTTTTGTGAGAAGAACGGTTTAGAGGTAGTATGTAAGCCGTGTCACAAAGCAATAACAAAAGAAGAGAATAAGGAAAGAAACAATGACTGAACAAACGAACGACAATACAACTAACGAATACAAAGGTTTCTCCCTGTTTAACGATATCGAAGATTCCGACCTTCGTAATCGTAATCGTGCTGTAGTGTTGGCAAACATTGCAGACAGTACATCAAAAGCTAAGAAGATTAGCCCTAACGGAATGGGTTTGATTCTTGGTTATTTCAGTAAGATTGATAAGACAGAACGTAAAGATGTTATGTCTCGTTTTGTTACAACAATGCAGGAGCGTGGTTATGTCCTCACAACAGCTTAATGATGTCGATGCCGTTCTGGCAGAACGTGGTTCTCGTTATGGTTTATTCGTAGACCATGCTTATATTACTCAGGGGTTTAAGGACTACCAACTAGGTATCCTTATCGGTAACGGTAAGAAGCTCTCCCCTAGTCAGGCAGAAGCCTTGGATATGATTTACCATAAGATTGGGCGTATCCTTAATGGCGATCCAAACTATGCTGATTCCTGGGTTGATATTGCTGGATATGCCAAACTAGTTGCTGATGAACTTACAGGGAATGTTAAATGAAAGTAAGTGATATTGAAGTTGCTCTTGTTCACCACATTGGTGATGATCTTGATGTTGTGAATGCAGCACGAGTTAGCTTTGATAAGGAGAGTGATTGGGCGACAGATAAGGAAGGGTGGTATGTCACCACTAACCCAAGTCTGACAGATCCCGATGCTATAGATGAACCTCAGAAAACCTTAAAAAATGAGGACAAAAGGTTAATCAACTACTTGGCTAAACACAAACACCACTCCCCTTTCAATCATTCGTTCTTGTCCTTCCGTATCAAAGCTCCAATTTTCGTAGCTCGTCAGTTGGTCAAGCATAAGTTCATGCCCTGGAATGAAGTGAGCCGTCGATACGTAGATAGTGAGCCTGAATTCTATTTCCCTGACTATTGGCGTAAGCGTGCTGAGAATGTGAAGCAGGGCAGTAGCGATTACAGTGTAGAAGATAGTGACATGTGGATTGGAGCTTCTAAAGAGCATGTAAAGAACTGTTTGTCTTGGTATACGTCGGCTATTGATTCCGGCATCTGCGCAGAACAAGCACGAATGGTGTTGCCTCAAAATACAATGACGGAATGGCGTTGGTCTGGTACTTTGGGTGCATTCCTTGATATGTTGGTTCTCCGTCTCGATCCGCACACACAGAAGGAAACACGAGATGTTGCAGAGCTTATTGCAAAAGAAGTGAAACAACTGTTCCCTGTTTCTTATGCAGCTTACTTAGGAGAGTAAATGTTTACATACAGGATTTGGCCGGATGGCACAATTCAGGAGTCACACGAAACCCCTTATGAATGGATGAGTGATGACTTTATGTATCTTGATGCAGATACGGAAGAAGAAGCTCTCAAATTATATAAGGAATACACTCAATGAAACATTTTGTACTTCCAGACTGTCAAGTACGTGACGGTGACGATTTCGAATTCCTACGTAAGATTGGGGAATACATCGTAGAGAAGAAGCCAGAGAAAATCATCTGTCTTGGCGACTTCGCTGACATGCCTTCTCTAAGCTCCTATGACGTTGGTAAGCGTGTGTTTGAGGGCAGACGCTACCAGAAGGATATCGATGCGGTTCGTAAGGCCATGTCATATCTCCTAGTCCCTCTGTATATCTATAACAACAATGCTAAACAAAACAAGCACAAACAGTATAAGCCTAAACTAATCATGTGTTTGGGAAACCATGAAAATCGTATTGATCGTGCGGTTAATAACGATCCAAAACTAGAAGGAATTTTGTCAGTAAATGATCTCGGTTATCAAACATGGGGCTGGGAAGTGCATGACTTTCTTGAAACAGTTGTGGAAGATGGTATTGCGTATTCCCATTATTTTGTCACTGGTCTTGCTGGCCGTCCTTGTTCGACTGCTAATTCACAATTGAACAAGACACACATGAGCTGCATTGCTGGTCACCAACAGGGCTTGCAAATTGCTACAGGGAAGAAGCCTAATGGCTCTCTAATCCACAGCATCATTGCTGGCTCTTGTTATGAACACAATGAAGACTATCTGGGCAAGCAAGGGAATAATCACTGGCGTGGTGCCTTGATGTTGAATGACGTACGTGATGGTGACTTTGATATTATGCCGTTACGTTTGAACTATTTGTTGGAGCGATGATGAAGCTCACACCATTAGATTGGGCGGAGATTAAAGAGAAACAAGCAGCAGAAATTCTCGGTACGCCAGAGGCAGCAGAGCTTCTGGCAGATGCTAAGAAGTTCAGAAAGCTATACGAATACATTACAGACTTACAAACAGAACTGTTTATCGCAAGGGGTCACAGTGGACATTAACAACTACCAAAATCAGGCAATGACATTCCGTTTGCCATCAGCACAGCTTCCTACTTACCCCCTGTTCGGTTTGCCAGGTGAAGTGGGGGAGCTTTGTTCGCTGGTCGCTAAAGGTCTTCGTGATGGTCGTAAGTTTGACCACGACCAGAACGTAAAGAAAGAGCTAGGGGACATTCTGTGGATGGTGGCAGCTATTGCTGAAGATCACGGCTTCACATTGGAAGATGTTGCTTTGGGTAACATCTTTAAGCTGACAGACAGAAAAGAACGTAGCGTATTGCAAGGTTCTGGCGACAACCGATAATAATAAGGAATATATGAATCAACCTTCTCTCCGTAGTCAACTCATTACCCGTCGCACCTACAACCGTCCTCTCGACGAAGTTGGTAGTAAATTTGAAACATTTGAACAAACAGTAGAACGAGTTATTGGTCATCAAGCATGGCTGTGGAATCGTGCAGCTAAATTTGATTACACCACAAAACAACAAACAGATGTACTTACCGAGGGGTTTGTGGACACCTTCCGTAGTATCCATAACCTTTGACAGTGTGCCAGAGGGCTTAATGGTTGTGATGTTTTTAGGCCGGGGAAGACCCAATTCATCAGCCATTCCGTAAGCTCCTGCTGTTGCTGTTCGTTGCAGCTCAGAGTAATCGTAAGACTTGAGATCGGGCCGTCGTACGATTCCCGTGAGACCGACCCCACACAAACGGAGAAAGTCATTATTGAGATGCCACGCTTCTTGCAGAATTCCATCAAGGAGGTTGACACAGGTTTGACGGTAGTTAGCTCTAGCTGCAAGATGAATTGCTCGTCGCAAGCCATTGCTGTCTCCTTTAAATTTACCTACATCAACTTCTGTCAGATTACAGAAGCTCTTGTTACCAAGCAGAATCTCAGCACAAGGATTTACCCCCTTGAACCAAGGAGCACGTTTAGCAGCAGCTTCTCCATTGATAAACCCTGGTTCAGAGCCACCACTATCCACCATCATTTTAAAGATGTTAGCCAGTTCAGGACGAGAAGGCTTCTTTCGGAACAAAAGGCTGTTATTGCTTTGTGCTCGTTGGATATTATCAACCCACCAATTGCGCTTAGCAACAGCAAACTCTTGCCATTCATCTTCTTCGCCTTCAAAGAGCGCAATCTCTGCACTACGACGTGAAGACAGGATA